TTTCAGATCGTATCCAGTGCGGACTTCTAGGCCGCAACGCTCAAATGCTTCTTCTATGTAGTCAGAAACATCAAGTTCAAAGTCTGTAGAGCCTGAAACAGCCATCAACGCCTCCTTTTAAGCGCTTTAACACGCCTTGGCTTGCCTGCTGGCTGCCCTAAACGCTTCTTCTGGCTTATTCTACTACGCTTTTCAGCTGCTGTCATCTCTGACGCAGTTTTTGGAGTTTTCTTGCTAATTCTTTTAGTTGGTCTGCAATAAGGCGTGCCACGCTTTTCACCTTTGCCTCGACCGCAAGCTTTACCCGTGCGAACATCTTTCCATTCCTCTTTAAACCATCTTTTTAAAGCAGCGCCTTTTTTTGTTTTACGAACAGCCATTATGATTGCTCCACGCACCCTTTAGTGCGCTTTCTTCTGCTGCTCATTACAACACCACACCCACGAGCAACAGCAGTTCCGGGTATAGACTTTCCATTAAATTTACGCTTGGGGCGCGTTACAGCACCGCCATCCGCCATTTTTTTTGACTTGTTACCCCAATTAGCAGCGCCAACTTTGCGGCACTTAGCTATTGCGCCGCTTGCGTATGCGCTTGGGAACACTTTGTATCTTGCTTTTACTTTTCGATAACAAGCGTCTTTTGCCATTTTTCTTGCCTCCTTCTGAGACTTGTTTGGCCATTTGTGATCTGGTAATCGCCATTACTGAATCCAAAAAACAAAAAGGCCGCCAACAACAGCGAACAACTGTGCAAAAACAACCATTAAAATCATCCAAAGCTTTTGATCAAGCTTGTTTATATCATCCTGCATATGAGCAAGATGATTGTTTTCAATTGTATCTAGGCGGTTGTATATGACTTTAATATCTCCTTTCATGCCGGAGATAAATTGCCACTGCCTTTCTTCTGTATCGCTTTCAGACATTAACACTTCCATCTTCTTCTTGCTTGACGAAGCCTGCTATTTGGATTCTTTGCAGCCTTTGGAAACTGTTTCATCTGACCAGCAGAACGAGCGCAAAAAGACTTACGGCGCTTTGCCGCTGCGCTTCCGCGCTTTACCTTGCCTGTAACAGCTGTTTTAAGCTTAGATCCGGGGTTTGCCTTGCGATACGCGGCAACGCCTTTTCTTGTCATGCCAGCGCCCGCTTTTGTCTTGCGGTAATTTCCGCCTTTTCCAGTGGTGCGCCGAATAGGATTTTCTTTTTTACGCGCCATTAGTCCAATCCTCGTTTTTAATGTAAACAATCTCAAATGCCGCAGAAATATCAAAAGGGACAGAAACGGAGGACGATATTGCTCTCACCTCAATGTCCGACTTTTCTGTAATTTTTTGCGGAAGCGAAAAAGTTTCTTCAACGTGCATACCTGTTGTCAAAGACTTAACATCCTTTGACTGAAAAACTTCGCCATACGGCCTAATTGCCAGTATTAATTTGCAGACCGCAGGCGTTTGAGATGTTGTGCCGTTAGATACGTCATATTGGAGCAAGTATGCCGTGTATCCCGCAGGAACGGTCCAAAGAGCCATTAAGCTCTGATTTGAGCCAGTTACGCCGTTAATGCTGGCATAAACATTGGCTGGGACTCCAGAGGTAACAGTGCCTGTTCCTGTATAAATCACGCCTGCGTTAACGCCACCAGAACCAGCAGATCGCACAATCATCCGATTGACCCGCAGGTATGATTTGGTGGTGTTTACGGCTGTCTGCCCATTCAGGGTGACAGTTTCAGAAATTTCATTGTAGTCGGCGTCCAGTCCAAAAACAGTCACCGTTCTTGCGCCCGTCCCAGCACTGGTATCGGCAGTCGAGCTACTGGAGACGGTCATCACCGATGCGCTGGGCGGGTAAACATAAAGACCGCCTTCTGCCCATATGGTTTCCAAAGTGTTTCCAACAGAAGAGTTGTTGCCGAACTTAAAAATCTGCTTGTGACCAGGGATTTGACCCCTGGCCACTTGCAGTTCAAATGGCTCAGATGTTCCAATCTGGGTTATGGAACGGAAATTAGCCATTACAAACTCCTACGAGTATTCTTTACGCATATAAAGAACAATCGTATATGTGTCGCCTGAAGTATGGCCAACAGTGGTAAACGCTACATCACCAGTTTTTCCAGCGCCTGCATTGTTTGTCAGGCCCCCAAAAACAACATAGTCATGATTACCACTCTGGTTTTCTCCAAGCTCAATACAGAATTGATCTGAAGTAGCATCCCAGAGGATTTGAACTTTCATGCCAATGCACTGCCACCAAATTTTTTCGATAGCTACACCAGTGCAAGTTCTCCCTTGAGAGTCTGCTGCCAAAGCACTCACATCAACTTTAACAACGGCAGATTCACCAGTCCCATCAGAGATGTTGGTAAATTTCATAACCGCTTTTTTATCGCCATCAATGAGCGTTTGGGAGGTTACGGCATCAGCCATTTGATCCTCCTATTATTCTACGCCATTATTGGCCATTGCATAGGTCAAAATGCCTGTAAAAGTGCCACTGGTTGCGGCAGAAGCGCCAACATTGGCAGTAACAGCAGCATTAGCAGCCAGACCACCAGCAACAACCAAAGCGCCAGCAGCGCCTGTGATTTCGCCTTTTGTGTCCACAGGAAGCTCATTAGCAATTCCATCTGGATCAGCAGAAGTGCCAAGGTCGATTGTTGGGTTTGTTCCACCAGCAGCTGCGCCAACAGTTTGGATTGACATAACAATCGCACCAGCTGGCAGTGTCAATGTTTCACCAGCAGATGATGATGTGCCAATGCGAACAGCAGTTGCACCAGTTGCAGTTGGGTCACAAGAAAATTGAACAGATTGAACCATTACACCGGGGGTAACAGTTCCTTTTCCGCCGCCGCCATAAGAACGGACAACACCTTGGAAGGTAGTATTAGCCATTTTGATCTCCTGTCTTGGCTATTGTCAGCCACACCACGCGGCTGTCAGGGATAAAGCAAGCATACAATAAAAAAGGGCGGCTGAAAAGCCGCCCCTTTCCGTATAATTGTTCGCTTATGCGCCCGGTGAGCCGAACACAGCGCGTGGGTCGGAATAGCCGAAGCTATAACGCTCACGAGCCTTGAACCGCATATTACCAGTATCGAAGTCAGCTTCCATATTGGTTGCCAGCGGTGAACGCTCAAAGTGCTTGAAGCCATTCGGAGCATCGGTCTTGATGAAGAACGCATCCGGGTCTGTCAGGAAGTGGTTAACAGTGTAACCCTCCGGCAGCATACCCATGTTACGGATAGCGTTTACATCATTGTCGGCAGTTCCAACCCGCAGGGTTGACTCCAGCAGACGGTCAGCCACGAACTGAAGCTGCGGCGGAACAATCAGCTTAGTGCCACGCAGGGCAATAATCATGTTACGCTCGTCAACGAAAGTGGAAATGTCAATCAGAGCATTTTCCAGTGAAGTTTCGTTGAGGTCAGCAGCAGTGGAAGGCTCGTTGCGGAAAGTGCCGCCACCAGCCAGCGGGTGGTCAGTAGCGCAAAGCTCTTTACCATCACCGCCAGTGAAGTTGCTGTCAAACGCATTGTTCAGCGTAGCAGCGGCTTTCACTTGCTTGGTGTGTGCCATAGACCGTGCCAGTGCGCGTGTGTAACGAGCGCCAAGACGATCATACAGGTTGTCTTCCATTGCTTCTTCAGTCAGAGCAAATGCCAGAGTTACTGTCTCGTGTGTGTAACGAGCAGTGTAAGCTTCTGACGCGTTGTCAAAATTGACCCCTGCGCCTTCAGCTTTGGTCTGGGCATTTCCAAAACCGACCAACATCACTTCTTCCTCAAATGCTCTATCTGAGGATTCGGTGTCGTAGATTTCGGCGTGTTCCGCATCATAGCGGTCGTATTCCATGCCGAACAAAGCGTTAAGGCCGGGTTCCAGCTCTTTCGCTAGTTGTGCGCGAGAAATAGCCATTACTCAACCTCCTTACGCCAGACCAGCAGTGCCACCTGAGAACAGGTGGTTGTTGATCATGACTACTACATTAGTGTTTGCAGATGAAACATCGCTGTTCTCCGGGTCCTGAGAGATGTCAACTGCTTTCAGGGGGAGGGTAGCAGTGGTTGCACCAGTGGAAGTGTCCAGCTCTATGCGAGAAATGCCAGAGTTGGAGTCGCCAGCAGTAGCAACGATGTCAAAGTTACCGAACAGGTCAGCAACCGGGAACGCTTCATCAGATTGAACTTCAAACAACGCGTGCGGCGCATCAATAACAAATGCTTCAATGTCAGAAGCAGAAGTTGAAGCCGGATAGTAGTTTGAAAAGGTTTCTTTGCCTGAAGTCGGGTCAGTATAACGGCAACCGTTAAAGACACCCAAAATAAGACCGGAACCACCAGCGCCTACACGCTCGATTCCACCGCCAGTTACCACAGCGACAAGATCGCCTTGGAAGATAGCGGTCGCATAGCCAGAAGCAATGCGATACTTATTTTGCATACCAGTAAGGTCGGAGCCGCTGCCTGAACGCAAAGGACGCAGGCCAAAAGGGGCATCTTGATTTGCCATCTTTTTTACTCCTAGTTGTCAGCTACCCCTTTGGGTCCACCAAAGGACACAGAGGAGGAGCGTTGTGGTTTAAGCTTTGGCATCGCAGCGTTGCTTTCACGCATCCAATCGCGATCCACAGCTTCCATTTGGTTTTGCGTAGTCTGCCGGTAGTGGGCATTACGCTGATCCGCAATTTCTTCAGGTATTCTGGCCAAAACCAGACCACCAACGCCAATTACGCCAGCATTTTTACCCTCATCGATGACAGGTGCATCAAAGTCGGGGTAATCTTCAGCGCGGACAAGCTCGTAACCTTCACGCCGTCTTTTGTGAATGTTGTTGCGGTCGTCAAATTCCATAACAGATTCACGAATCCACCTGTGTTTATACCCAACAGGAGCTTCAGGGGCTTCCAAAGCAGAGGGAGGCCTCCAACTTTCGATCCGAGCAGTCTTTTCACGGGTCTGCGATTCCCGGCTTGATCTATCAGTCATTGTGCATTCCTTTGCTCTATCTTTGCTACCTCTTTAGCATAAACCTCAAGAGGTATTCCCATCTTCTTTGCGAAGGTGACTTGTCCCGGTGTCAATTCCACCGTTTTTTTCCGCCCAGATTTGGTAGCTGACCGTCCATTGGACGCAGGAGCAACGGCTTGGGCGTTCTGCCGCTTTTCCTGAAACCTGTGCGGAAACTCAACACGAATGCGTTTATCAATCTCCGCATAATATTCATCTGTTGAAGGATCAAAGCCCTCATCAAGAACAAGTTGCTCGTGAATTGCCTTAGCGGCTGCATTCATAACCTTATTTCTCTTGAACCACTCATTTTTTTCAAGCCAAGCTTTTAGCTTTGGATCTAGAATAGGAGCGGGCTGCTGAGCTTGCCGAACAGGCTGTTGCTGCATCTGTTCTTGCTCAGGTGCAGCCGCCTGCTCTTCTTGTCTGGCTTTTTGAAGACGAATACGCTCTTTTTCGATAGCCAAGCTGGCCATCATATTTTGAGCTTCAGCAGCCTTTTTGTAATCTCCAGCCTCCATAGCATCAGCATAAAGCTTTTCTGCATTTTGAGCCTGAGTTTCAACGCGACCGCTATATTCTGAAATGTAGCCCTGATCCAGCTGAGACAAACGCTTTTGCATCTGATCATTTTGCTGTTTCATTTGCTCTGCGTATTGATAAGCAGCTTGAGCCTCTTCCAAAGCTTGTTTACGCTTTGCTGTTAGCTGATTAATACGCTTTTGAACATTTTCGCTGTAATTTTCTAGCTCGTCATCTGATTCACGATCAATTGTTCGGGTTTCATCAGAAACATCAGCCGCCACAGCATCGCTTACAACTTCGCTCGACTTTTCTTCCGTTACATCAACAGAAGAATCGTTTTCATCGTCAAAATCGAAGGTGGTCATTTCTTCAGCGTTTTGGGTATTCTGCATTTTTTGTCTCCTGTTGCCCATTATACATATGAAATATCAGCAGGGTCAAGGATAGTAGCTATGATATTATCGTCATTTATGAGCCTGACCTCAAGTCCGTCCACTTTAAAACGATTTCCAGCATATCTACCCATTAATACCCAGCTTTTTTCGCTACACCAAGGCCCTGATGGGAATTTATCGGCATCTTTATATGCGTCAGGACCCATTTTAACGACATAAGCCGCTACTGTGGCAAAGCTTTCCCTGTCTCTTGTCGAATCAGGGATGTATACACCGCCCTTTGTTTGGGCTTTCATGTAATATGGAATAACAAGAAGACGATAACCAACTGGCTGTGGCAATCTTTCAAGCGCAGAGGCTTCTAATTTAGAGGGGTCTTCATTGTTTTTGGTTTCTTCTTCATGCTGTTTAAAAGCAGTAGTAACACCATGAGGAATTTCGGATGCCTCAGCCTTACCGGCCTTAACATTAGCCGCCACCCTATCGGGGACGAAAAGTTTTTTAGCCATCTTCTAGCTCTGTTCCCTTCATCGCGGATCTTACCAATTGTTCTGAGTAGTCCAGTCCGCGTATCTGTCCTACCAAAAACCGATAGTCTTCCATTGAGCCTATCGAACCATCCATGAGCCTGTCTTGCATAGATTGACGCTGCTCACGAATGTCACCAAGCAGATACTCTGCCAGTTTTACACCATCCATGTTTTAACCAAAAAAGCCCTTAGGCTTATTCCTTTTGTTTAGCCTTTTTTTGTGACGACCGGGCCTGCGTATTCTTTTCTTCCAAGCCGCAGATATTTCTTTTTTTACAGCCATCTTACTTCTTCAAATACTTGCTTACAGCACGGTTGCCAAACCAAAATGACATAATTGCTGCAAAAAGCCCTTGTGTTTCAGGGGTCCACATAAGCTCCACAGCATCCTTCCAGTCGCCCCCCGTCTCCATAACCTTAACCATAATGACGACTTCTGTGGCAACAAACATTAAGAAGAAGGCATAAGTAATAACAGGGCGCACACTGCCGCGAAGAGCGTTGACAAATCCCCCAGCGTCAATGCTTCTATCATGCTCGTATATTCCTTTTGCCTCTGCTATGTCCGCTTCTTTGTCCAGCTCTTTTAGCTTTAGGGCGGAGCGCTTCTCTAATAGCTCCGCTTCCATTCTCATCGTTTCCAGCTTCTGCTTGTGTTCCTGACCCGCTTTGAAGAAGTTCAGAACCTCCGGCAGAAAGCTCGTCCCGAATCCCAGAAGACTTCCTAGTAGACTCATCATTTGTATACCCTACCTGTTCTTTTATTTGAGCTATGCGTATTTTTAACGCAAACACACGCTCTTCAAGATTGTCCATGAAGCTTAATACACCTTTGCTGACCCTTCTGTGATGTATTTAGGCAAACAGTAAGCCGTAACCCGGTCTTTTGGGTCACTTAAATAGTTATAGTAATAGTTACCATATCTTTTCGTTATTCGTGAAGCAAAAAAATTGCAGTCAAGAATTGAACGAAAATACATATCGTTGCTTACAAGCGTTCTGCTGTCACCAACGCCAAGATAAACCAGAAGAAGAAACACATGAACCATTTAAGTGGCCATTATAATAAATGCTATAATTGCAACGATAACAGCTAGTCCTACCGCCAAAAGCAAAGAAATAAGAACTATTTCAACAAACTTTTTTCTGCGCTCTTTTTGCCTGTAAAGAGTTTCTTGACGATCCTTGCGTATCTTTACTTCCATACGCACAAGTTCTTCCCAAGTGCCAGCCTTACAGGTGTATTGAATAAGCTGGCGCAACTGGTCACGCTGCTCTTGCACCTTTCTTTTGTGCATGACAATTTCAAGGGCTTCCTGCTCTACAGACTTGCCAGCAAATAATTTTTTGAATATCGGGGGATTTTTAGCTTCTTTTTCAGCCTGCTCTAAATCAGACAGCGCACCCATCCAGCGAGACAGATCGCCAATCATGGATTCAACATCTCGGCCTAATTGAAAGCCTTTTTTTAATGCGCCAAAGGCCGCAGAAGCGGCGGCCATTGCTGAAACAGGATCCATGAAGGGCATACCCTTTAAAAAATTTATGCCCTTCTGCTTCTAAAATACCCCTTCAAACCTTTGGGGTCTAGCTATGGCAGAGAATTTTTTTATGTAGCCGCCGCTACTTTTTCTTTGCGGGCTTCTTTTTGGCGGCTGCTTTTTTGGCTGGCTTTTTGACCCACGCTTCGTTTTTTTCCGTGCTTGGGTCATCCGCGATGTAGTGGCCTTTTTCGTCACGCGCCCGGACTTTCTCGACTCCTCCAGCGCTATCGCTACCGCCTGCTTTTGAGGATACCCCTCCGACCGCAGCTTGCGAATGTTGCTGCTGACCGTTTTCGGACTTTTCCCTTTTTTCAATGGCATCGCGGCGCTCCACTTTTTTCTGCTTTTCAACTTCCGCTACTTTGCGACTAATAGAACTGGCTGACATTACTGCCTCCCTCTGATGTTTGCAGCAGCAATATCGCGCTGCGTTTGTATGCGCTCTTCAGCGACACGAACCTTTTCTTGATTTGCCTGCTCTTGCAAATCAATTCTTTGCTGAGCAATCAGAACATCATTGCGCTCTTTCTCGCGGTCCAGCTCTTGCTTGCGATCAAACTCTTCAGACTTTTGCTGAATTTCAGCACCGCGAAGGGCAAGCTCCTGCTGCCTGATAGCTACCAAAGGATCAGTTGTATCAGCAGGAGCAACTGCTTGAGCATATTGCTCAGTTAGCTCACCAACAAGCTCAGCGGCCCTGTTGGCAATGTCATTCTGAAGCTGTTGAGCTACATTCGGGTCTTGCTGTGCAATCAGCTGAGCCTCTGGGCCAAGCTCTGCCATGGCCTCTTCTGCTGCCTGCTTTTCAGCAATAAAACCAATATGCTCTTGAATGTGGCCCTGCAATGTCATCACAATCGTTGCGTTTGCCTGTGCAATTGGAGTGGACAAAATAGCCAAATGAGCCTCAATGTGAGCCTGATGGTTCTGCTCAGGGAATGCCTGAAGACGCTGACCACGCATGGCCTCTTGGTTCTCTTTGGCCGGGTTCATAGGCTGAGGCTGGCCCGGAGGCGGAAGAATGGCGTCAATGTTTGTAACGCCAAGGGCCTCATACATTTTACGATATGCCTGATACAAACCCTGCTCACCGCCATGAATTTCAGGATTTGACTGAACCAATTGCAATTGTGTCTGAGCCAAAGCAATGCGCTGTGACATTGAAAAGATGTTTGGATCAGATACCGGCAAAACATCAATTCGGTCATCAAAGTCAGCTTGCTTTACCTGTGGCGGCGCACCGGGAACTTGATACGGATACATCGGGGCCATAAAGCGTGAAAACACACGGGACAGAAGCTTGAACTCAATCTTCTGCGAATAGTGCAAACGCTTATGAATGGCCGACATGACCTTTGTGCCACGCTCCATAATGGCCATGGTTGTGCCAACAGGAGTTTCGCCACCCATTTCGGAAATCTTCATGTCTGCCATGGAAGCAAAGCGGCGACCAGAATCTACCAGCGTGCCAAGCAAGTTATACAGTGTAGCTGAAGGCTCCTTGAACGGAAGCGGCATCAGCGATTGACGAATATCCATGCCAGCAGCGTCAATGTCACGGAACTCACCCGGAGACAAAGGCTGGTCCTCGTCCCTAATACGCGCCCCACGGGCCTTGAAACCGGCTGGAAGGTTGGAAAGTGTTCCAGCATCAATAAGCTGCCTGAGAAGGCTTGTAGAGGCCTGTGACAGCCCTCCAATCATGTGAGTCAGACCAAATCCGTAGAAACCAAGGCCGGGAAGGAACTTGTAATGCACAAAATACTGGTCTGGACGCATCAAAGGGTCTTCAGGCTGGTAATTACGCCTAATAGACAAAACCTCGCCTGTAGCCTCTAAAATCGTCACTACATAGGGTATTTTAAGTCCGTTTGGCTCACCCATGTCGTCAACATTTTCAAATCCCGGCAAATCAAGGGATGTATGAACTTCGTGAATGACTAGCTCACCACTGTCACTACCAGCCATTTGAACGCCTTGAGCCTCGTCAATAGACTCCTGCACTTCGCTGTAATCTTCAGCACCCATGCCACCACCGGGCAAGTCAATGTCTGAATAAAAGCCAGCAATCTGCATTTTACGGATTTCATTCTTGTCCATGCGAATCACATGAGTAATACGCGGAGCAGTAATCAAATCAGTCGCGCCATAAGGCACAATCAAGTCTTCGGCATGAACAAACTTACTAACCGCCCTCTGAAGCAGGGGATCGAAGTAAACTTTTTTGAAAGTAGAACCAATGATTGGCAGATAGAACAGCATCTGGTCCGTTTCCGGGTCATACTCTTCCATCTCATAGGTAATCATGTAATTCATGTATTGCTTAACACGCTCAGCCTGCTGAACAACCTCTGAGTTTTCAGCGCCAATTACTTGCGTGCGGACAGGGCCTCCAGCCGGAAGCATCTCACGATAAGCCTGTGCCTGAAACTGCGTTACGCTTTCTGAAAGAAGCGGATGCACAACGCCCGTAGCCCCTTCAAATGGCTGTGTGCGCTCCTCATACTTCATGCCCAGCAAATCAATGCCACGCTTGTAAGTGTCTTCCCACTCCTGACGAGAGGAAATGTCATCTTGAATTGAATTGGAAAGATCTGAAGCAATCCGACCAAGCTCACCCCCATCAATGAACTCAGCCAAGTTTGCATCAAACGGAACCTGATAGCCCATGGGAAGCTCTTCTTGCATCTCACCGATTACAACAGAGCCATCTTCCATCTCGCTGATTCCGGGCTGCGCCGGAAACTCAATGACATCAACCTGTGCCTGTTCAACACCATCTACAGGCGTATCCCCTCCAGCACCTATGCCTTTTTCAACTGCCATCGAACTTCCTTTCAATAATCTCCGCCACTTGGATGACGGTGGGGTTTCGCGCTAAAAGCGCGGCTGGGCGGGTAGAAGGGCTAATTCCTGCCGCATCCCCCCACCGTCAACTAAATCATATCCCTAGAATTACCCATATCTGAAGGATAATCATCAACATCACCGTCTGTAATAGGGCCACCTAATTCCCACATATTGCATACATTGTCAGCCGAACATACAAAATGCAGAGATTCACAGTAGCCCGCACCCTCGTCCATGCCTAAACCATCTGAAATGCAACGCATCATATCGGACTTCAGGTTAAAATACTCACAAGTGCCACAACGCGCATTCTTGTTTTCCCATGTTTTTGTAGTCGGGCCATAAGAATACTGCTCAATAGCCACTTGCTTGTTTTCAGCATTTAAAGCTGCATCCATAGTGGCAGCAGGGCAGGAAAAAGCTTCTTCTTTTTCCTGTGCCTCAGGCATCAAGTCATTCATGTCAATTTCAATACGAATAGTGGACATCAGAACACTCCTTTGAACTTTGTTCCCTTAATTGCAGCACCATGGCCACGAACAACGCCACCACTCTTGTAATTCTTAACACCAGATCTTGAAAAGTTAGGAACGCCCCTGATTTGATTTTCACGCATAATCTTAAAGGCATCCTTTTCGTTGTCTAAAAGACTGCTGAAACTTTCCATGCCAAGGCGCAATATACGGCGCTTATCGGCATTGCTCAATCCTTTGAGCGGGTCAACGCTCCCACCTTCTGCATACTTTTGACCACGCAAAGGAACGCCGGGATAGCGGCCTAACTGCAAATCAAATTCGTAATCCAGAATGTCCAGAATTTTGTCCTTATCCAACCCCAAACGCTCAAGCTGACGCTTGCGATATTGCTTAGCCTTTGGAGTAAGACGAGAACGAGCCATTACCTAACACCTTTAAAATTGCCACCACGGCCAGCCATAACACAGCCGCCGCCTTTAAAACCTTTAACACCACGGCCTTTGAGAATGTCAGCACGGGTAACTTTGCCATCGCCTGTTAAATCAGGGAAGGCAGCCCCACCCTTTTTCATCTTCGTCAAGGGCTTTGGAAGTTTTTCAGGATCAAAATTGTGATACAAACGATCGAACTTGCGTCTATCTTTACGCATCAGCTCTATCTTTTTGGCCGTCTCAACATTTAATGCCTCAATGGCTGCAAGAGCATCCAAAAGGGCCTGAGGGTCTTTTTTCGGGGCCATCACTTTACTCCAGAAAACTTTGTTCCGCGCAGGGCTGCGCCACCACCACGGCAATTGCCACCAGCGATGCCGCCAGCTTCCATCTCTTTAACAGAGCCGCCATACATCATCTTTTCAACCTTGCCGCCATAGCGGAAGGTTTTCAAAGGCTGCAAGCCACTGTTTCTCAACATATTGTTTACACGCGCTCTATTTTCTCTGGCTTCTCTGCCCACCGAGCTACCAAATTTACCGCCAAGCTCTGAATAATCCCGTAAAATAGCATCTAAATATGCCTTTTTGGTAAGCTCTCTTCTTTCAGCTCTTTCCATCATAGCAGGAAGACCTCGAAGTTTATTAAGTTCTTTATTTGACAAATCAGAAATAGGAGAACCGAACATTTTCTTTGCAAGGCGACCTGCAAAAGAAGCATCAGATGCTTTTACAATACCTTCTTGGTCTTTCATTCTCTTGCTGGATGCTCTGCCAATTCCTTCTGGTTTTCCACCCATTTCTTCAAGTTTTGATTTGTTAGCCATTTTTGATGCTCCTTTCACAGATGCTCATCACTTAATTCCCTTAAAACTACCGCCACGACCGGACATCACACAGCCGCCGTGCTTCATTTTTTTAACAGCGCCGCCATACTTCATCTCTTGCAGAGGCCCTGTGCGGTCCTTGTTGGCCATGGAGCGAATACGGCGAACCTCGTCTGGCATAATAGGGGGGCTAATCTTCGCGCTGGTAGATCTGTCGCTTAAATCATCCTTTTTCAGAAGTTTGCGCTTCTTCTTCTTCTTATCATCCATCAGTAATACTCCTTACGCCGTCTGTAGGTTGCCATATCTTCATCTTCATAGTCGGCGCGAGTAGAAACAAAACCACCTTGCCTGAAGCGTAGTATAGCCTGACTCATGCTATCCGCCAAGTCATCATGTTCCCCATTCGGAAATGCGGCGCATTCTTCAATAACCTCGTCAGCCCATCTTGTATCTGGCGCATACACCATTCCACTCTCAAAAACAGGCGCACAAGCGTTCATACGCGTGAATTTGTCAGCACCGCGACCGGGCGTAAATGGCGTAACAGGTATCCCCATCTGACGCAGTTCATGCGTCAATGGCGCACCAGAGGCCTTCTGCTCTATCAAAACCATGTCAGGGTCAAAGTCCTGATATAAACGAAGAGCCGCATCCTTCAGCTCTGGAAACTCCCAACGACCCTTCTCCGAATCCAACAAAATAATCGCAGGCATATCACCCTCATCAGGGTAAAATACACCCCATGTGGTTATCGCACTGTAGTCAGCCCTGTCAGATTTGGTAAAAGCCGTATCGTAACTCTGAATAATATAATCACAGGGCGGCGGATCATCGCTTTCCCAAACATTCCACCACTCACGCTTTATTATCGCCCCTTCCTCTGCGGTCGGGTTCTGTAGATACTGCGCGTTCCACTTTGACACCGGAATTGAAGCTTTGACGGCTTCTAGCTCGTCCTTGCTCCAAAATTCTGGCCACAACACGCCGTCTGTATCTGGAAATATTGCTGGAAACTCCACGACTTCCCATTGATCAGCTCCCCCCTCAGCCTGCTTCTGCAATACCTTCGCCGTCAAATCACGAATGCTCCAACGGGTCATAACAATAATAATCGAGCCTCCGGGCTGTAAACGCTGACGCGGACCAGATGTATACCACTCGTAAATATTATCTAACGCCGTAGGACTTAAAGCGTCTTGTTCAGAAACAGGGTCGTCAATAATACATAAGTCAGCGCCGCGACCAGCCAAAGCGCCACCCACACCAACAGCATAATACTCACCACCCTTATTCGTTGACCAACGGCCTGAAGCCTTCGCATCACGCGCAAGTTCCATTTCTGGGAAGACATCTCTGTAAACCTCACTGTCTAGTAGATTTTTCACCTTACGACCAAAACCAACAGCCAACTCCGCTGTGTGTGTCGCCTGAATAATCTTCCTATGAGGCTGCTTGCCCATAATCCACGCTGGAAACAAATAACTGGCAAATTCTGACTTCGTGTGCCTCGGCGGCATATTCACAATTAATCGCTTTAACTCGCCCTTCGCTACCCTCTCTAACTTCTCCGCAAATATCTTGTGATGACGACCAGCTATAAAACTAGGCCAAACATGACGAACAAACTCCAGAAAACTGTCCTGAAGCCTGTCACGCTTTTCTAACTCGCTGAATTTATCCAAACTCTTGCTGAGATCTTCCAATTCCGCATCGGTCAAGAACTCAGTGGCGATGTTGAAAACATCATTCATAGGAAAATCTTACTGCGCTGGCATAAAAGACTGCAAGAAATTACCAGCAGCCTCGTCCAATACCTCTCCGCCATCCTCCATGGCACGAGGACCACGAGGCGGCAACAATGGAGCCAAAATACGCGCAATATCAAACTGCTGACCAACAGGATAAGTCGCAGGACGCGCAAACTGCGAAACATCAACAGGCGCACGAGTGGACGGAACCAAGACTGACGGGGGAGCAGCAGGAAGGGATTGGGGGAGAGGGACTGACTCAGCTCCCTGCTGCTCTGTGCCTTCAACAATGCCAAAACCGCCCAAAACATTGGGAACACCAGAACTCGCAGCTTCCTCAATCGGCTGGCATACACCATTAATCAGCTGATACCCCGGAGGACACGGATTTACAGACCCCCCAGCAAATACATCATCCTCGTCAGAAGAACCATTCGCGCCCGGATAATATTTCGGATTAATCAACTCCTTGAACGCACCCTCATAAGTCGGATCCGGCATACCAGAATACTGAACATTACCAAATCTGGTCATGTCTAAAGTGCCTTTGCCAGCCTTCGCACCAGTAATAGCACCAGTCTTGTCATCACGAATGCCGCCCAAACTCAACATCTGACCAATGTTGTAAGCCTGTGCCTCACGACCGCTCGGTATATACTTCTCAGGCATACCAAGCATTCTGGCAACAGGACCCTGCGTAGCATAACGCTCAGCAGCACCAATAATATCACCAACCGCCGCAGCTGGCTGAACATCATAGCCCAAACCATAATCCTGATTGTAAGCAATATCACTGAAAAATGTAGGGTCCATAGACGCTTCACGAGAACGAATGTCAGAAATACCAGCAATCCCACCCAAAACATTAGGCGTGGGCCTATCGGGGCGGGGTCTGCTTACCGCGTCAATAACCTGACCACGGATAATATCCATCAAAGCATCGCGCTTGGCCGCAGGACTAGGAGCAGGGGCCGCTTCTTCAGCTGGCGTTATAATAGCGCCAGCGTCATCAGAAGGATCAGACTGCTGAGGAGCCGGAACATACGAAAAAGGATCCAAATCATATATCAGATTATCAACATCTTCCTGAGCTGCCTGCTGATCCGCAAGCTGAGCCGCAGTCCTCTGCTCCGCTACAGTCATAGGACCCTCATTCACATCCTCACCAGACATCGCAGCCGTAGCTTCAATAGGACTGGAAGGTGCATAATACGAAGTCGCTAAATTAATCTGCTCCTCCTCACTCATAGGAGAAGAAACGCCGCCACGCTGAAAATACTGAACAGGCTGCTGGAATATATCCATGCTGCTCAAATTTTGGGGCATGGCGGCAGAGAGATTCTGCATTTGGTTCAATGGGGCAGGAGCCGCCATGCCTGTATTCATAGGACGCATAGACTGCATAAACTGCTTGAACTGCGCCCTCTGCGAAGGTGCTGTGCGTATGTCTAATTGTGGTGGTGTCTGCGGAGCCGCTTGCGGCGGAGCCATGGGACCCATGAAATTAGCCATAATTACCCTCGTAGAAAATTCCTACAGTGAATAATAGGGAACTATTGAGAAGTTGGCAAGACCTCAAACTTGTCCAGCAAAAAGTCCAACTCCCTCACAGCCTGATCTATCGCCCTATAAATCCCATCATCCCTCATGTCAGGATTTGTATACTCAAATAGCTTGTCAGCTAAACGCGCTATACGCTGCTTGTCAAAGTCGCCCAAAACAGGCAAGGGAGCCATAGGGGTCCCAACAGGGGTCCCAGAAGAAGGTTCCTCAGGGACCCGCGCTATATCCACAGATAAATGACGAACCGCTAACTCCACAGTCTTCGGTATCGAGTTCTCTCCACGCTCGTAACCACAATACATCCGCTTGCTTAAACCAAGCATCTCGCAAAACTTGTCCTGCGATAACATCAAACCCTTACGCTGCTCATATAGCTCACGACCAGTCATCTCGCTGTATGACTGCTTGGATTTAGCCGTCATAATCAATCTCCTCAAGCAACCCATGACGCATCATGTCAGCCGTAATAGCCTCATCACTCTCGAAACGAATGGACTGACCACTCCAATCACTGGCTAAAAGCGCAGCTTGCCTGCGCCACGCGTCAGGGTCAGATGCTGGTGTGCGGTATACACCACGCCACGCATCAAGGAAGGCAGAGGGAACCTGTGCGTCAAACTCCAGAGGTTCGCCTAAATTCAGTCTGTATGTTGGCATTTCTATCTCCTTTCGCCATTGAACAGGGTATATATGGCAATGATTTCTACAGATGTCAAGTTTTTTGTGGATTGTTGGTGTTGAATAGGGAGTAACCTCGTCACCGATACGGCCCCGGATCAGGGGGGGTCCATATACCGCCCCCGCCCCGATCACTGGGGCCGCCAGCTGGGCCAAGGGACCCGGCCAAAATTAATAGGGCGCTGCTGGCCCATAGGGGGCCGCTAGGGGCGTGCAATTGTTCGGGCGGTATATACCTACATAAAAAAAGCCCCGCGCTCTGGCGGGGCTTCTCTGAGGCGGGGGCGTTTATCTTAATTGGCCCCGGCGCGAATTGAAATACTCAAACAGATCATCTGGCAGCCCGGCCCAAACTGAATCCATACCGCGCCTGTTTTCCGGCTTCAATTGATAGGCCGGGCCAGCTTCGATCTGCAATTCACGGGCAATTTCATAACCATTTAAATCATGCTGATCGCGGCTTGATCCGTATGTATGACCGTATGATTGCTGGTTATGAGTGATAACGGCTTGCTGGCCTAATTGAGCGCGTATTTCACTAAAACGCGATCTAATTGTTTGTGCATCCCAGCCAGTTGCATCCATCAGCTGGCGAGTCGTTGCGCCGCCTTCTTGCCGCGCCATGGTGTAGATCACCGCGACTCTTGATCCGCGCCGGAAGATTTGCTCTGGAGTCTGACTGATTGCTGATCCGCCAGCTGATTCTTCCAGCCTTTCAGAATCGCTATACCGGATCAGATTATCCAGAAAAGCGGACCATGCGAGAAGCTTTTCTTCATCCAGAGTCGATTGATGCTGGCGAAATTCGATCGTCCCTACTCTGGACCAAGTAAGCAGATTAATAGCTGAAAATTTACCGCCAAGAGCCGTTGCCAGCGCGCCTATTGAGTCGCCTTGTATACCGCGATCATCACCAAAGCGGCCAATTGGCAGGCAGTAACGATTATTACGCCGGGACCGGGCCAGAATACCATTGATCTGTTCTTGCCCCTTGGCATAGCGATTGATTATATCGCGGACTAATTCCAGCGGCATTGGATCAGCTGGCTGGCTAGGCGTGTAGT